GCCGGGAGATCCGGCGGGTGCTGAAGCCGTCGGGTACTTTCTGGCTCAACCTAGGCGACTCATATTATGGGAGTCACGCAGGGAAGATCCCGCAAGCCAAAAACCCGAGTGTTAAGATACCCGAGCCCCCCTCATCCATCGCGAAGGGAAACTGGCTTCAGCCTAAGCAGCTGCTCATGATCCCCAGCCGAGTCGCCATCGCTCTCCAGCACGACGGCTGGATACTACGCAATGACATAATCTGGTTCAAGCCCAACCATATGCCCAGCAGCGTCAAAGACCGGCTCACATGTGCCTACGAGCATATGTTCCTCTTCGCCAAGGCACGGCGCTACTACTTCGACCTCAACGCAATAAGGGTGCCTCATAGTTATCCAGAAACATTCGGGTCGCGTCCGGATTTAGGCAAGGCAGGAGATACGCAATATGCGATGAGCCCCGGTAAACGAATAGGTAACATAAAAGGTAAGAACCCTGGAGATCTCTGGCGCATCCCCACCACGCCCTTCCCAGGGGCCCACTTCGCCACCTTCCCCCCGAAACTCATCGAACCCATCATCAAGGCTGGGAGTCCAAAAGGCGGCGTGATTCTTGACCCCTTCGCAGGCTCAGGCACAGCCCTCAGAGTAGCCCGTAAACTTGGGCGTCGGTTCATAGGGATAGAGATTAACCCAGAATATGCAGAGATGGCGCGTCAACGTGTCCGTGGCAAGTATAAACCAGTCCCTGAAGGGGTAGTCCAACTAGATCAACTCATGGAGGACGAGGAGTGAGAAATGAAAGTTCTCTTGGTTCAAATCGATGGTAAAATGCCTAATCTTGCATTGATGAAGATTAGTTCCTATCATAAACGAAAGGGAGATAGAGTTGGGTGGGCGTGGGCGAATCCTGATAGAGTTTACATTAGTTGCATATTTTCAAAGAATCTGCCTCATGCTAGGGGCGTGGCTAAATTTTATCCTGAAGCTGAGATTAGACTTGGGGGGCCAGCCCTTGGGTACCCTAACTTCCTTCCCGATGAAATAGAGCACAGTATGCCCGATTACCCGCTTTATCCTGATCTGGACTACAGCATGGGCTTCACGACGAGGGGGTGCATCCGAGACTGTCCCTTTTGTATCGTCCCCAAGATTGAAGGCAAATTCAAGGAACACGCCTCGATAAGAGAGTTTCACAACCCAAGCTTCGATAAATTGATTTTATTAGACAACAATTTTTTAGCATCAACCCTTTGGAAAGAGAAGCTTGAATATATTAAAAATCAGAACCTTAAGGTCAATTTCAACCAGGGTTTGGATGCCCGGCTTATAACCGATGAAAAAGCATCTACTCTCGCCGAAACTCAATCATATAATTACCATTTTACATCAAGAAAACATTACTTCGCGTGGGACTTAATTGAAAACGAAAAACAAGTTATCTATGGCCTCCTAAAAATGATTGATGTCGGGGTTCCGCCTCAGCAAATTGCCGTCTATGTACTTGTCGGATTCAACACAAGCCATAAACAAGACTATTACCGTTTCTCAATGCTCAGGGAACTTGATGTAGAGCCCTTCATCATGATATATAATAATCGAAAAGATGATCCCTGGATCCGTTATTTCGCTCGATGGGTGAACAGACCCTGGTTTTATAAAAACTTCGATTTCATTGACTATGACCGACTAACACCACTACTAAAGAAAGAAACGGCATCAATTCTGGAGGCATACGAGAAGTGAGCCTGCCACTGAACCAAGTAGTCTTAGGTGACTGCGTTGAAGTAATGGCTGGGTGGCCTGAAAACTCCATAGACACAATCGTTACTGATCCGCCCTATGGTCTCAGGTTCATGGGCAAAGAATGGGACAAGGCCCTCCCCCCCGTGGAGGCGTTCGAGCAGATGATCAGAGTCCTCAAGCCTGGTGGCCTCGCCTTCGTTATGAGCAGCCCACGACAGGATCTCATGTGGCGCATGTGTGCGCTCCTCGAGGGCGTGGGCTTCGAGATGAGGCAGAGTTTCCTTAGCTGGATCTATAAGACTGGGTTCCCGAAGGCGTATGATGTGAGTAAGGGAATAGACACAAGAAACAAAAGAACCGCGCAAGACTATAGAGACTTAGGAGAATTTATAAAAAATCGTAGAATAGAACTTGGTTTAGTTCAAAAGGATATATCCAAGCATTTTCCATCCAAAACAGGGGGGTTAACTGGGGTTGTATCAAATTGGGAGAATGGTTCATGCATTCCTAATGATGAACAATGGGATATTATCAAAGATATTTTGAAAATTAAAGAAAATCCCTATGATAAATTAATTGAAAGAGTAGAAGCTGATAGAGAGGTAATTGGGTATGATGGAAGAACGGCAAATAATAGTATCTTTAATCTTGGCATTCAAGAAAAGTGGGCATTGACAAAACCCAATCTTCCTGAAGCAAAACAGTGGGATGGGTGGAAGAGTCAGACGGGGCTTAAACCCGCCCTGGAGCCTATACTGATGGTTAACAAGCCGTTCAGCGAATCCACGATAGTTGATAATGTGCTGCGGTGGGGTACGGGGGCAATAAACGTCGACGCCTGCCGAATACCGATTGAAAAAGGGGATAATTCGGCTCATTATGGAGGTTTACACGAAACTCCCGCAGGATATTCAGGCGGGTTCTCTGAGGGTTATAGAACTAAAGAGAAGGAGGGTCGTTTTCCTGCTAATTTGTTGGTGAGTGACGGGGCACTAGACACCGGGGAAATAACGAAATCTGGTGACTTGAAGCCACACCATAATCTTTCACAAGATGGAGAGGGATATATGAAGAGAAACGTATATGGTAAATTAAAAAGGCAAACTGAGACTTACAATGGAGACAGTGGTGATCAGAGTCGCTACTTTGATCTTGATGCCTGGGCGCAGCACCACGGGTTCCTTGATGTGCCTAAGCCGAGTAAAGCAGAACGAGATTTCGGGTTAACATCCCAGCCTCTTAGGGTTCCTAAGTCTAAGTTCAATCTCAACGATGGCTCCAAGGATATGAGGTTCGATGGTGTAATCCCTACACCCAGACGCAACATTCATCCTACTTGTAAGCCTGTGAAGCTGATGGCCTACCTTATTGAGCTCGGCTGCCCCCCAGGGGGCATAGTTCTTGACCCATTCGTGGGCTCAGGCACAACCTGTATCGCCGCCAAGAGGCTGCGCCGACAGTGGATTGGTATAGAGATCGACCCTGAGTATGCCGCGATAGCGGAAGCCCGCATAAACATTAAGGGACCACTCGACCAGTTCATGGAGGTCAACGATGTCCATTAACAGTATCAGGACGAGGACGCCATAATGGTATCTTCAAGTAGATATTTAGCCCACCATGAAAACGAGGCTAAACGAATAGACAAAATACTTAGACCGTTCGGATGTAGTGGAGGAACATCGGGCTTCTGGTGTAATAAGGGGAACTATACAAGTTTTAATGATTGCATTCACTGTGAACGAGATAATTATTGTCATCATACCCACCCACCTCTAAAGCGTAGATACAAACCAGATAGCAAAGGAATTGACAGATACCTAGGCGATATGATGCTAGACTTCATCATGAATGATAGAGGCATCGACGATTACGTATGGCTACAGCATCCTGAAACTAGAAATATGAGGGGGGCTTAGGATGCCAAAAATATGTTTAAGTTGTATTCACGATGAGGGAATATGTAAGAACCTTCTATATAGAAAATGGTATGCGTATATGCGTGACTCCTGTACACTGTACTCTACTCTCACTCAACAATTAGGAATTGACCATAAAAACGGAGGCGTTAAGGATGAATAAGTTTTTACTCAGTTTATTGCCTCGACTCTGTTACAAGAATAAAAGAGAATGCCCTGCTTTTCGTGAGGTTGATTGGATCGAAGAGACAGGAGTTTGCATTTTAAGCACCTGCGCCGATATGATATATGCTGATTCTAACTTTGAGATATTTGATAATGAATCTTATCTGAAAGCTGCTTTCTCAGAAGAAGAGTTTTTTAGATGGAAATATCTTAACCCCTTGAAAGATAATTTACAAA